GAGTGAATCGTGTGGATCGAGTAAAGGTGACCGTCACCGAAGCGCCAGCGTTCTGTGCGATGTTGGTTGCGTAAGTGATTTTATCGGTTGAGGTTGCAAACGGTAATGGTCGAAGCACCGAGTCAGCGGTTGAGGTGTAGGACAACTGGTTCGGATAAGTTCCGCCGTTGTAGACCTTGTTGATTGTTCCGCCCAAGTCATTCAAGTCTGAGGCTGGCAAAACAGCACCATCAGTGAATGAGGTTTTCGCTGGGAATCCTGCGGCCATGTCTTCTCCTAAGTTCCAGGACTAAGTGTCAAAGACATCCGCCAAGAGTTCGGCAAGATGTCGTGGTTCATTTCTTGAACATAACAATTGTAATTGAGTGTTGAACCGTAGATTGGATTACGAACAACCTGCACTGCAACACCAAGGTCAGCGTTGAGAATCTCATACCAAAGATTGTCAGAGAACCCGACACATTCAAACCCGATGCTATCCACTCGATAACGTGGGAAAGCGAACTGGTCAGCTAGTTGCTGGGTGATTGCTGAAATGTTGCCGGTCGAATAGAACGTGTCAACCTGCTTGGCGAATGTTCCATACTTGATGACGCTCGATTGGTTGAACTTTGTGGGGGTGCTGACGAATCCGTTCGGATCAGTATTGTTTGCAGTCACACTGTTGGTCATGTATTTCTCGCCACCGATGACACTGATTTCGTCATACTCAACAACATCAGAACTCGCACGAGTGTCAGTCATGACAAAGCGCACAGTCTTGGAAGCGAATGAACCAGGCGCGAACACCCCATAGTTCAACCAAGTGGCTTCACCGCTTGTGCTGACATAGAACATCGCACCTGCTTGAGTGCTGACAATAGGGTCAGTCATGGACAGCGCATCGTTCTTTGCAATCTTGCTGACAATGTAAAGGTTGTTAGAACTTCCAGCCGTTCCATAGTTCCAGCCTGAAGAATCCAAGATGCGAGAAATAGCGGTGTAGTCGCCTAGACCTGTGGTGTCAATGTCGGTGAACATTCTGCCCAGCATCGCCAGACCATCCACACAAGTGAATGTGACGACAGGTTCGAGCGAAAGGTCTTTGTCAATCTGCTCGATGAAACCTGAGAAGAGTGGAACTTCGGTAGGGCCACCACCGTGAGTGATAGTTCCGGTCACTCGAATGCCAGTTCCAGCGACAAGGATTGAATCAACGCTTGGCGTGACGTATCCCGAGAAGTAGGCAGCCGACAATTGACCTGAGCAACTACCCGTCGCAGAGTTAGCGATAGTGAACTGGGTGCTTGTCACCGAGGTGACTGTTTGAAGGCTGAGGTTCAATGCAGTAGCGCTCAGGTTGATAATCGTGACAATGTCGCCAACCTTGAGATTGTGGTTTGACGTGTAGGTCACAGTTGTTCCGTTACCGCTGGCGGCAGTAATCAACGCAGACTTGGAGAACTCAGGGTCATAACTGCCCGAAGTGTTGTCCATCGTCATGACCAAAGTGCCAGGCTGAATCTGTTGATCCTCGCGAGTTCGACCTCGACGAATACTGATGCGCTTCACATCTGTTGTTGGCATCTGAGTCAACGTGGTGAAAGGTGTGTAAGTGCCAAGAACATCTGTGCCTGAAGGCGCAAGTGTTGACCATCCGAGCGTGAACAATCCAGAAGTGCGGTTGCCAGTATCGAGGTAGACCTTAATCAGTGGCGCATTCGTGCCGTCATAAAGTGCCACAGGTTACACTCCAAGGATTGAAGGGTTGAGTCCTCGACGACGCATCAGCTGTGCAATGTTGTCACGAACCGTGACTGCCAAATCTTTCTCATGCACAACCGAACCTTGCACGTTGACCACAACAGTCATGCCTGAACCGCCACCTAGACCGTTCGGAGTGATGCGACCGCTGGTTGATGGTGTGAAGAGTTCAGGGCCGTTCTCGCCGACTATGTAACTTGAATGACCCATGACAGAACCACCAACTGCTCGATAGCCGGTCATGCCTACGCCTGGAACAGCAGTATGTAATCCAACCAACTTTTGATTCTTGTCGTTGTGCATCCAAGGTCGTTCAAATTGTAAACGACCGTTGAACCAAATCATTCCGTTCTCATGAGCGCTCTCAGGTGAAATCAATTCGGTTCGACGTTGACGCTGTGCTTGGTCTGAACCAGTCTGCTTCACGCCAGTTTGTGCGCCACGCAGTTTCTGTGTTGGTGTCTCTTCTGGTTGGGAATAATTCACCCAACCGGCAAGCATCCCCAGAACGCCGAAACTTGCGGCGATGGCAGCAATCGCAGGGATAGCAGCGGCAAGACTTGCGCCACCAGTTGCTGCAGCCTCAGCGCCAGCGGTCGTCGCTGCAACCACTGTCGTTGTTGCAAAAGCACCTCGAAGAATTGCAAGAGCGCCAACCATAGCATTCACCGCAGCATAGGCTTTCGAGCCAATGAAGATTGCTGCAATGACTTTGCCCATGTTGCCCAAGAACTGTTGATGGTCGCCAAGATACTTGAAGAAGTTTCGAGTCTTCTGCCCTAGATCGTAGATTGACTGCATCGCTTCGCCACCCGAGTTCTTCACACCGGTCAGGCCGTCAACGAATCCCTGCACGTTCGGGACAACATTGGTCACAAGATAGTCAGCAAACTTAGTCATGGTCGGCATTAAGGCATAGCCGATTTGTTCCTTCGACTCTTTCAAGTGTTCCTGCATGATTGCCAGGCGACCGCTGAAAGTTTCAGCATTGGTCTTGGCAGCGCCACCGAAGGTCTGAGCCAGAATGTTGGTCGCAGCGTTGAAGTCTTTTGACTTGATGATGCTCTCTGAAAGTGGGATGCCCAGACGTTTCAATGCGCTGAACTGCCCATTGTGCGCGAGAACCAAGCCCTTGGAAACGGCAGTCAAATCCTTGCCAGTTCCAGCACTAATGTCGAGCGCCAAGTTCATCAGGTTCTGTGACTCAGTTAGGTTGCCAGTACCCCGAGCAAGCATTGCAAGTGCAGGTCGCAACTTGTCATCGGCGATGCCATAGGACATCTGAAGATTTTTGATGAACTCTTCGCTCTGCTTGACCTGACCCTGAGTTGCCTTGGTCGTATTCTGCAAAGCCAGTGCAAGTTGCTTCTGACTCTTCTCATCCTCAGCTGCAGCCTTCAGTGAATCATAGGCAAACTTTGCAGCGGCAGCGCCAGCGACAGCCAAAGATGCAGCGGCAACCTTTCCCATCTGAGAAAACTTCTTGCCAATCGAATCGGTTTCCTTGCCGACCTTACGCATTGCGCCAGTAGCCGACACATCCTTGCCGTAAAGGCTATAGGTGAGTGAGGTATCTTTTGCCATAGTGGCAACTCCTAGCGGTTATTGGCGGCGGTCAGTAATAGTTCGAACACGTCAGAATCCAAGTCCCACACATTCCAAGGTGTCACGCTTGGATAGGTGTGCATGAGAAGTGGCAGGTTCGCCATTACTCGATCGTAGACTCCGCCGGGGATTCGGCTAAAGGGTCGGCATCATCCTGAATGAACTCGAACTTGTCGGTCTCAAAGTCGTTAGCCTCGATGAAAGACACATCTTCGCCAGAACGACGACGAGCAACCCACACCATGATGGCGAAAATCTGACGCTGTTCAACCTCGATGGAATCCCTGCGCTCATCTGACAACGACTTGAAAGCCTTGGGCGAGATGTTGGCATTAGCAAACAACTTCTCCAGTGGGCGCTTGAACTCGCGCTCAATCATCAGCTGCTCACCCATAGTCAGGCCACGTTCGCCTGGGTCTTCAGGTGTCTTGTAAATCTTGCCGTCGATTTTGATTGCCATTATTTCCCCTTGTGATTGTTATCTGAAGTTGATTCCAACTTCTTTGAGTGCATCGGTGAAAGCCTCGTTGACTTCGTTTCTAATCTTGCCAGCCCTCTTCCTGACGGTAACGCCAAGGAAAGGTGTTGGCTTCTGGATAGGCCATGTCTCAGGCTTGTCCATGTTCTCGCCGAACACAGGATGCTTCCAGCCACGCTTCACGCGACCATCGACATACCAAGGCAAACTGTAACGCTTGCCTCTGCTAGTTCTTCCTGAGATTGCTTCGAACTTCTTGGCATTCACGCGGATGTGTAGACCTGCACCTTTGCGAGTTGTTGTCGCTCTTGATCCAACAGACCGAGCGATGGCTGTTCGAAGGCTCACTCGATTGCCCTGCTTCACGCGAATAGAACTCTTACCTCGGCCAGACGGCAACGCTAAGGCTGCCGCCTTGACCTCGGTCACAACTGGCTTGCTTACTTTGACCAGTTTCTTGCGAAGTTCTTTCTTGACTTCTTTGTCTAATTTTCCAATGCGTGTTGCTAGACGATGAAAGTCTTTGGCATCTCGCACCTCAATCATTAGAGCGTGGAATCTAGTGTGCGGTAGTTGATGGTGTAGGGAGCGTTCGTGCCGTCATCGTAGACCGTGAAGCCGAATGAAACGTCGATTGTTCCAGGGCCTGAAACCATAGGAACGTCACCGTCAAACTTGGCGGCAGGAATAACGATTTCAAGCAACTCAGTTGTTGACGCAGCGGCAGCACCTGTGAACGTGACCTTCAGGCCAGCGGTCGTGTCAGCAAGGAACTTGTCGAGAAGAACCGTGTCAGTGAACTCAGCTGTGACCTTGCCGGTGATGGCTCGGAAACCGTTGATGATTTGTTCAGCCTTGACACCGGAAGCGCCTAGGTTGTAACGATCATTCTTGAGTGAGTTGTCAACACTGAACGTGAAGTCCTTGATGTTGGCGTAAGTTGTGGACACATTGTCAGTGACAGCACCCTGAGCAAAATGGAACAGGTTAGTCGTAGCGAAGTTTGAATAAGCAGGTGTTGCTGAGGTTGATGAACCGCTAGTGTAACTTGCACCATCGAGCGTGAACTTACCCTTGGCGATTTCGCCAGCACCGACAGAGAGTTCAAACGAACTCATCTTGCAACCGCCGAGAGTCTTGTAAATAAGCGTTCCACCGTACTGAGGAGTTGCGACCTGAGTGGTGAATGAATCGCCAATCAAATCGTCAGGCGTGAACACATAGGTGTAAGCGCCACTTGCAAGAGTGCCGGTCGGAACAGAGCCAGTTGCAAGACTGAGCAACAGACCTAGACCACGACTTGGCAAGTCAATTTCAAAGTCGCCTTCAGCGCCCTTGGTCGTGACAACACGACGGTTGGCGCGAGGTGTAAGACCGCCAGAACGAAGACCCTGTCCAACCACAGTGTTCTTGACATACTTGGTGGATTCACTGTTGAACTCATAGAAACGGTCAACGGTGACAGTGGTGTTGAATGTTGATTCTTTCTTGATGCCTAGCCACGAGCCAATGCCTGAGCCGATTGCCATTGCTATTTCTCCTCTTGAGATTCAGTCATTGCGACTGGGTTGGGTGATTGTTTCTTGCTATCCCCTGATGCCCAGTTGAATGGTGCTTCGAGCATTCGGGCAGCCATCTCGTCTGAGACTTCGACAACTTCGTCAAACTTGATTTCGATGCCAAGTTCAGGCACATACAAGTCGCCGAGTTGACAGACATTTCTAATCTTTGCCATGAGTAACTCCTAGGTTCTGGCTCGGTAGGTGATTGTGAAAATGATGTTGACCGCTGCACCCTGGTCAGTTTGCATATAGGTCATTTGATGTGAGGCTAACTGGCTATAGATGCACGATCCAGCAAGAGTTGAATCGGCACGAATAGCGGTGTCGATGGCAGACAGTAGAACGCCAGCCCTAGTCCGACGTGCAGACAAGCTAGTTCCACCATCCCACGTCGACAAGAAACAATCAACCGAGCCATCTTCAAACTGCTTCATGTTGCCAAGTTGCTCAAAGATTTGAGTCACACTGGCAACCGAAACTTCGCCATCTTCCGAGCCATCGTGACCCACAGCGATGAAGTCGCTTGGATAACTCATGTCTACTTCAGGGCCGTCAAAGATTCGAACACCCGTCAGTGTTGACGATGCACCCAGAACGGAGATGATTCCGTTGATGACTTGAGGAACTGCAGTGGTAGCCATTACGCAATCCCAGGCAACGAGGCAGGATCGAGCAACTCCATCGCCCGGCGAGGCAAGGAATAGGTCGGCGTTGAATAGAAGTCGTCACCTGCACCCATGCGGTTCATGACAGTTGCAGCGCCACGCTGAGTCTGCCAAAGATGGCGCAGGATTTCCAACACGCCTTGCTGAACTGCTGGCGGTGTCACTGTGTACCCTGCGATATAGGTCACCGTGACAGCATTCACGCCAGAAGCCCAGAACCCATACGCACCGAACGACGATGAAGCCGACAAGGTCGAGGTGGTCAAGCGGTAGAGTCGCTGACCGGTGTCATCCAACTTGTAAGAATTAGAATCCAAAGTCACGCCAGACTCGACAACTTCTGTGATGCTAATCGCACGAGGCGAGCGCAGACGAAGAACGTCAGTCTGTCCGTCATACATTTCCACCAAGGTACGACGGCCAAGGACAGCGCCCACATAATTCTCGGCAAGGTCTTGGGCAGCGTCAATGAATCGGCGAATCTCATCCTCGTCAGCTGACGCGGCAGGGATGTTGAGGTGGCTCAGCGCCATGTCATACGACACGACCGGCAAAGTTGTCAGGTCACGAACAGTGAACTCATCAGTGAACGCTGAAGCATTCGTGCCAGTAGCCACCCAACGGATTGTGTGACGACCTGACAGGGTCGGAGTGTAGGCGATGTCATAAAGGCCAGCGCCTGAGTTAGTAACGCTAGGCGTGACCGTAGAACCGCTAGGAAGCGTGATGGTACACACAACAGCGGTGGCGTTCTGTGCTGTTCCTGCACTGTTGGTGATAGTGATACCAAGAGCGACAACATCACCGAGATCATAAGAAGCCATGAGTTATCTCGCTTTCATAGTGGCGGTCGGAACAGTTCGAGAGTTAGCGTTAGCGCCAGAACTTGAGGCTTGATTGTAGGTCAAACCACTTTGATACAAAACATTGCTGTTGTAATAAGTGCCGACACTTTGCGACGCTGATGGTGTTCTTGGTTTCATTGAAGTCACAATGTCACTTCACTTTCAAGCTTGTGCGGTCGATAGCAATTGACTTGCAACAATCAGCGTATGAATCACAGTCCTGTGTCGGACATCCAGTACGGCAAGCCATTAGGCAGGGTTAGGGATGTTGTCAACAATTGTGGTTACTGCTCCACCGTTACCTGCAGCGATAACGAGTTTTAAAGTGTTGGCGTTTGTTCCTGCTATCAGACCTAGACGGGCATAATCTTGTGTTCCTGCTGGGCTTCCTGCAGTGGCTTTCTGTAACTGGAGCATTCCGCCACCATTAATTGCCAACAATGCAAAACGGCTTGCCGTCGAGTTAAATGATGGGCTTCGAGTATCAACCTGATTCTGTAATGTTCCATCACCTCTAAAGAATGCCAAAGCATTTCCACCAGAATCTTGTATCTCTACAATGTTTGCCGTGCTTGATGTTGCGCTCGATGCAGCTCTGAATGCTCCAGCAATAGTTCCGAGGCTACGAGCAACACTGCCCGTCTGCACTGCAGCAGAAACAGTTCCTGCAACAGTTTGTGATCCCGTTGTGGTGTTGGCAAACGACACAGTAAACGGTGAAGTGTTACTCACTGCAGTAACTACAGACACAGCATTGTATCCAGTAGGTGTGATACCAGCCGTTCCAATCAAATCACCTACAGCAAGGTTTGTTGCTGTGGTTGTCGTGATGGTGGCCGTAGTTCCATCGCCTGATGCTGCAGTTGTAGCACCACCGACAGACTTAAACACTCCAGTAGCGCTGCCAGTCCAAATCTGACCGTTGGTATTACGTCCACCCAAAACTGTGCCGGTACTCATCTGGTATTGGATGAGATCAGCGGTCTGATTGAGGACTCTCTTGATGGCTAACGGAATGACCGTAGTCACAGCATTAGCGATGACATGACCGCCGACAGTGAAAGCGTTAGCGACAGCAAGAACAGCAGCCGTTCCAGCAATCTTGACTGCACTCAATGTTCCAGAAATCTTGGCATCAGTAACTGAAGCATCAGTTGGAGTTCGAGTATCGCTCAAGCGTGAATCTGATGTGACGACAGCCGTTCCAGTAATCTTTGAAGGACTCAGCGTTGATGCAATCTTGTCATCAGTCACAGTTCCATCGGTCGGTGTTGCTGTCACAGTAACTGAACCGCCAAGCGCAACACTTGATCCATTCACGCTGACCGAAGAGTTGGCAAGTGCAGAGTTAGGAACTGACGACAAGCGAGCATTCGGCAAAGTGCCAGAAGTGATGTTCGACGCATTCGTGGTGTCAGTAGTTGCCGAAGTTGCCAGACCTGAAATCTTTGAAGTGGCGATTGCAGCTGAAGCCGAGATGTCAGCATTGACAATTGTGCCATTGGCAATCATCGTCGAAGTAACAGTTCCGGTGTCAGCCTGAGTGACCGCTGTTCCAGTAACAGCCGAAGGGCTAATTCCTGATGCTGGCGCTTTCCCTGCCACCGTAGAATCCAAAGCCGTCAGACGAGCCACAACGGTCGCAGACGAGCCTTGAGGATTGACCCCTAGTGTGGACTCAATCGCCTCGATAGCGTCGTTAGCGTTGGCGTGTTGGGTAGCATGAGGCACTGTGGCGGAGTCAAGTGTGTCACTAGCCGAAGGGTTGGTGAAATTGTCCAAACCGCCAGGGAAACTTGAGGCCATGATTTCTCCTTAGATAGAACTCGGGAACAGTGCAGGGGATTCACTGCCCCCGAGAGATTAGTTGTGTTGCGCTTTCCACAAATCATGCTGGCGCTCATCGAGCCAGAACTGTTTGTGATGCCCAAGAATTGCGCCAGTGTGGGCAAAGATGGGGAAACCTAGAGCCGTCGCCTTACGGCAGAACAGCAAGTCTTCACTGAACCAACGGCCAGCGATAGCACCGTCAAAGAACCAACACCAGTCAGTTCCTTGGTTCGGATTCGCCTTCTCGCGCATTGACTCAAGAACCGAACGATGAACCATCAGGCAACCAGTGCCAGCACCGTCAATCTGTGTCACTTGGTTCTTCGGGTATTTGTCCAACGGAATCATTGCGCCGTCAGCTGCCAACTCGTAGATTGCAGGGACAGGTCGAAGCGCCTCATTCTCAAAGAACGCTGCGAAGACTAGACCGGCAACAATCGGACGGTCATCCTTGTGGGCAGTTTCAATGAGCAAGTCGAAAGCCGACAAAGGCAACGACTGGTCAGAGTCAATCATCAACAACCAGTCGGCGTGAGAATCATCAAGGAAGTTCTTCACAATAAGGTTGCGAGTTCGAGCCAGAAGGCCCAGACCCTGAACACATTGCAGTGAGTCAATCCTTGGTCGACGTTCACGCATCAAACCGACAAGGTCAATCGTCAACTGTGTGTCAATAGAGCCATCGTGCGGAATGGCGATGCACACAGTTTCCCGTGACCTCATCGGGTTTCACGATCCGTTGTCGTCACCCGAATGTCAGAAATCTGGTCGACAGTTTCCAACACTTGCTCAATCGTGCCGTCGGCTTCAAGCACCTTCTCGATGGCAATCGCAGCCTCAAGAAGTAAAGTTTTCATCTTGCCCATAGTCCATCCCCTGATGTATTAAGAGTGCCAAGTGGCGACCCTAGACCTAAGCCTAGAGCCGCCACCCGACGGATTCAGATTAGTAACCTGAAGGCGTTACAGCGCCAGTTCCGCTGATGCCAGAAACGGCCTTAGCGAAGCGGTGAATGAGTGCAGCGTAACCGTAGACCTGGAAACGAACGGTCAGGTTTGCAGACAGCACGTCATTAAGCACACGAGTTTTGACCCCCGACTCGAACAGGTAGCTGTCGCTGAACTTGCCAACCAAGATTGGTGACTGGTTCGTGCTTGCAGTGTTCTTGAGTGTTGCGTCAACGTAGACAGGCACACCGTAGATTGAACCAACAAGACCAGCAGCAGCGCCAGGAGCAGTTGTTACGCCGCCAGCGTTGAATGGGCCGTTGCCAGTTGGAACGATGAGTGGACGGCTTGAGCCATCAACCTGTGAAGCCAACCAGTACCAAGTTGCCGGGGCCATTACGATAGCATCAACATCCTTGTAACGGTTAGTGACAACCTGTGAGATTGCCTTCGTGATAGCAGTCAGACCGCCAGTTGCAGATGGAGTGGTTTCAGTCCAAGTGGTTGGGATGCCGTTTGTGCTATCCGTGCCAAGTGTGACGAAGCCCTTCAGTGAGCCAGCAGTTCCAGCGCCATTGCCTGAAACAGCAGTGTTCAACTGCAATGCGTAGTCAGCCATCAAGTCGCCGAAGATTAGCTTGTCAAGACCGCCACTGATTGGGGACTGCTCTACTAGCTGAATCGACACGTTCTGGAAACCGCTGATGGTTTCAACACGGCCAGTGACCGTTGATGTAACCATGTCACGAGGTGACGTTGGTGCGTAGGTGCTTGAGTTGTCTGCGGCTTGCAGGCCAACCCTAGTTCCCGTCGTAATGGCAGGAATGTTGATGCTGTCAGTTCCAGCCGGAAGCGCCATGTTTGTGGTCAGGTTAGCGGTGACACGGGCAGCACGAGCGAACTCTGCATACTCGTTGATGAGGTACAAAGGTGGAACGAAGTCGCCACCGCTTGTGTCGGTGCGGTTGATGTCACGAAGTTCAACAGCCATTTCGGACTGATGACGATTCAGACGGTCAAACGCATCACGGTCGCCACGAAGTTGAGCGTTGATCATGTCACGAGCGAAAGAGTTATCTGAACCCTTGTCGTAAGTCATGGCCTCACGGGTAACAACGGCAGAACCGAAGGTCGGAACATTCGCAGCAGCGCGAACTTCCTTGAGTTCAGCAGTGCGAGCCTCTAGAGCTTCTGCTGTTTCAATCTTGCTGTCGAGATCAGTGATCTCTGCGTGACGTGCTTCTGCTGCATCTAGTGCCTCAGTAGTCACTTCACCAGCAAGGAGTGCTGCAGCATCGGCTGCGGCGGTTGCACGAGATTCGCGCAAAGAGTCCAACATGGACATGGCTACTCCTTCAAGTAGTTAGTGGGTTAGTGAGTCGCCGAGGCAGAAGCGTCGGGGACATCTCTAAGGGATTGCCCCTAGAGAGAATCAAGTTTGAACTTCAAAGCAAGTTTGCGCTTGCGAAGTTCTAGTTCATCTTCAACGGAATCTTCCGAGCGCATTCCGACAGATGAAGCGTCATAGGCTGGCCATGTCACAACTGAAACCTCAAACAGGTTCAGGTCAGTGAGTGTGCGAAGACCTTCCTCACGAGTGTCACCGCCAGGAGCAACACTGAAAGCGAATGACATCTTGTCAACGTCGCCACGAGTAAGAGCCGAAGCCAACTCAGCAGCACGAGGATTCGACGGGTCAAGCGTTGCTTCCATGCGAAGACCGACCTCATCCTCAGACAGGGTCAACGTGCCACCCTGCGTCGAGGCAAGAGGCAACTGGTCGGTGTCATGATTCACAAGTAAGAACACAGGGTCGCCAGACTTCAACGATCGAGTGAAAGCGCCGGGCGCAATCATCTCACGGAAGTTCAGACCAGTGGCTTCCTTGTTGAACTGTGCAGCGTAGCCACCAATTCGAAGTGAACCGTCGTCAGTAGCGATGGCACGAACCTCAGCCTCAAAGGTAATGCGCTCAGCTGATGCGATAGCAGACTTGCGTTCTTCAATCATGAGACCCTCACTAGGTTCGGCGGAGCGTGGTTCAGGCAAAGCGTCAATCGGCGTGAGAAGGTCAGCACGATGAACCACAGTCTTATCGGATGGCACGAAACCGTTACCATCAGCGGAATAGATACGAATGACAAAGGCAGGGTTGTCTTTTGTGCCGTCAATTTCAAAGCCATCACTCGAAGACACATTGCCAGTGGTGACAACTTTCTCAACCTTGCCATGAGAAAGACCGCCCGACGAATCCCACGAAACGAAAGTTCCAGCCTTGAGTTCACTGGCGGCAGCGCGAGTCATCGGATAAGCCTCAGACATCATTGGCATGGATTCTTCAGCCATGTCATCAAGGTCGTTGCCCTGAGCGTCAAGTGGGTCAACCGCTGGCTGGGTGACTTCCTCGCCAAGTGAGGCGGTCAGTTGCCACTTGTAGAACTGTTGACCGTCGATAGCGCCAGCGATGAAGTTGGCGATTCCTTGCTGGTTGTAATTCGTCGCACAATCAAACACGTCAGAGAGTTGATCGAGGAAGATGTCATTGGCAGTCAGAAGGTCGCGAGCCAAACTCATCGGGTCTTGACCAGGTGTTGCATCCTTTAAGTATCCAAGGCTCATAAACTCAACCAGATGGAACGGAGCAGTCACACCAATCTTGCGAAGGTTCTCAGCGATTGGGTCAATGAGTTCATAGGCGGTCTCGTAAATCTTTTGGAACAGTTTGTGATACTCGCTGAAGTCAGCGCCCTTCACGTTCCAGTGTGCGCCATGTGCGCGGAAGTAGAACTGAACCGCAGTTCCTAGAAGTTCAGACAACTCTTCCGGCAAGTTCGAAACTGTTTCAGTTTCTTCCATGTCTCGAAGTTCCATACTTTCGCCTTCCAATGAAGCCACTCGGGCAGATAGTTGTTCTCTAATTTTTGACGACCAGGTGAACCCTGCATCGCCACCCCAAGCGGCCCAAGCAACTCGACCGGCGCTCGGATAGCCATCTTCGCCAGGGTTGAAACCCTGACCCTTCTTGTCAACCTCATGACGTGCAAAGAATGAATACATTCTCAGCACAGTCTCAAGCGATAAAGACTTTCCAGCCGCCAAGTCGCTTGCACGTTTCCGACCAACATCAGTGAAACCTGAGCCAGCCTTACCATCAGCAATCCATGCCAAAGCCCTCTTCGCTTCGTCACGAACTCCCTGCGGTGGTCTGAATGTTTCAGCCATTAGTCAAGCACTCCCATGACAGGTGCGCTTGGATCAGCATCCTCGCCAAGCGAAGACAAGTCACCGCCAGCAGTGACAGTTCCAGCAAGAGCCTGATTGAACTTGTCGCCGCCAATATAAGGTTCGCGACCAATAATCTGGCGAGCCTCATTCGGTGATGAGATTCCCTTGTCAACGTAAAGCGAAGCGACACGAGCCTGAGTCAACGAGTCGGTGCGAAGCAGTGAAGCAAAGTCGAACACAACATCCTGGCCAACTGGCAGGAGTTCAGAAAGAGCAGTTTCAAGACGACGAACCCAAGGGGTCAACGTATGTGTCAAGAAGTTCAGGTTCGCTTGCTCTACGTTCTGGTAGGTCTGGTTATCGCCAGTAACACCCATAAGGTGACCGGGGATTCGGTAGACCCGAGCGATGTCACGAATCAACTGCTCACGGGTTGCAATCATTTCCATGTCAGCTGCACTGGTCGTAATAGGCGTGAACTTCAGGCCATCAGACAACACCGCTGGACGGCGACGGCGACGGTGAGTTGCTTCCCATGTTCCCTGAATCGTGCGAGCCTGGTCAAGCGTCAACTTCTGGTCAGTGCTAAGAACGCCAGAAGGTGTTGCGCCTTCGCCGTAGAACTGTGACAGGTGACGATCCATTGCCAGTGAAAGACCGACAAGGGTTCGTGACTGAATCAAAGGTGACACACCAACCAGCGACTGCGGTGGTGTGAACCAACGGATGTGCATCAAAGATTCGTTCGGAATGTCATTGCCGAGGTGAAGATACTTGCGACCAATCTGGTCACCTGTTGGCAGAACCTGCATCTGGTATGGATGCAACGGAACTAGACCAATCAAGTTGCCACGAGTGTCACGGTCTTTGTGAATGTAAGCGTTGCCATGAAGGACAAGCGAAGCCATCACTTGATGAATGAACTCGAATGTGTTCGTTCCTGAGATGATGTCAGGTTGAGCCAGCGACGAAGGCAAAGGAACATTCTTGCGCTGACCGTCTATGACTTCATAGCAACGAAGCGGAAGTGAAGCCACCGAATCACATAACAAAGTGACAGCCGACATGACGCTCGAAACGCCAAGGGCAGTCCACTCGTCGATGCGTTCGCCAGAACTTGAGGTGACTTGGGTCTGACCGTACAGCTGGGACAGTGGCGCAACATAGTTGTTGAACTGTGGGTAACGCCCAACTACCGAAGACCGGCGAAGAATGCTCATTCGTTACCTGCTAAATAAGAGAAGACAAGGGCAAAGATGCCGCCGACAATAAGACCAAAATCGAAACCAAAGTGAAGACCGATACCTGCACACACTGAGCCAGCGCCAGCAATTTCAACTGCTGTTGTGATGTTCTCACGCTTCATCAAACTCACCCATTCCGTCTAGGTCATCAAGGTCAAAGATCATTGGCAAGCCGCCACCCTGCCCATTCCACCAGGCAGCACGTTCAAGGCCCATGACAGCGGCAACGGCCAAGTCGATACGTCGAGCCGAATGTCGGCTTTCCTTAGACAGGCGAGAACCACGAGCGTCAACTCGAAGAGTTGCATTGCCAACATGACGAGCGAACATCGGGTCACCATCATGAGTCATCGACTTATTCATGACCGCTTCATAAAACCGAGTTGTTGCAGGAGTCATGCGTGAAGCCGACTGAGGGAACAACGTCACAGGAAGATTCTCATCTTCAAGAATCTGGAAAGTTCTCGCCCAGCGGTATGGATCGCAAGCAATCTCTTCAACCTGCCACTTCAGGCAAGCGTTTCGGATTGACTGCTCAACATCTGCCACTGGAACTTGCCAGTCTGCAGCCTCATTGTCAGGCTTCTCCCACGCCTCAACCACGAAAGCGTGAGGAACTTCCTCGATGGTCACACCAACAATGGCAGTGCAGTCACCATTGAACGAACCGTCAAAGGCAAGCACAACGGCAGTGCCATCCTCAACAATGCGCTCGGTGGCAATGCCATCCCAAGCGCCAGCAGGAAGCCAAGTGTCTGAGGTCGACATCCACTGATTACAGCGCTTTGTTCGGAACTCAGACTCAGGCGTTCGGTTGATAACCGACTCAAAATCTGAGGCGGCAACAATGTCATCAAAGCCAGGATTGGCATCAAGCCACGTCTTCGGATCACGATGGTCAGACTCAGCTGAGGCTTCCCACCATGCGAAGAAGAACGACGGGTCGACAATCTCGCCAGTAGCAACCTTCTGGCCATACTGGTACAAGCCATAACACAAGGAATCCCGACCGCTGGAATCTGTCTTGACCCCTGCGGTGGTGATGCCCACCATCATTGGTTCTTTGCGAGCGCCCTGAGCGAGGCTCATGACATCCCACAGTTCGCGGTTTGGTTGTGCGTGAACCTCATCAAAGATGGTCAGCGTTGGACTGAGACCTTCCTTGGTGAAACTTTCAGACGAGAGCGCTCGGTAAGTCGTGCCACTCTTCGGGTTGTAAATCGTATCTCGGAACACTTGCAAGAAGTCCGACAGTTCAGGCTGGAGGCGAATCATTTCTTTCACAGTGCCGAACACAATCTTTGCCTGATCACGGTCAGCGGCGCAAGAATAAATCTCACCGCCAGAAGGCCCGAGAACCAAATGCTCAAGGGCAAGAGATGCAGCCCAAGCCGACTTGCCATTCTTGCGAGGCAATCCAATCAAGGCAGTTCGGTGACGAAGAGTGCCATCAGTCTTCTGTGCAAACAGTTGACGGGTAAGTTCCCGTTGCCAAGGTCGGAAGGTCATCGCCGAACCGGCATCGCCAGCAATAGATTCCTTCGTGATCTTGCAAAGTGCCTCAGCAAAGTCGACAACTTCCTCACCGCGAGAACGCTTGAGGTCTGCAGGTGGCACAGGTGTCAACCAACGTGGTGGCCACGCCTGAATCTTGCTCTTCCCCTGAGCCGCCATCAGTTCCCCCGAACTATCGTTTCGATACTTCCCCAAGGTTCAAGCTGAACAGTTCGAAGCGCCTTCTTAAAGTCGAGGTGATACTTGCTCACAATCGACTTGGCGACCGGTGCAGTTCTGTGATCTTGCGCCTTGTAAAGCAAAGGCAAGGAAGTGTTGAAGATGACCAACCGAGTTGCAGTGTTGGCCTCGCTGGCAAGTTGAAGCCAGAAGGCACGATGTCGGCGGTCGATGTGAGTTCCATCAGCGATGACGTTCAAGCCATCATGAGCAGCAACCTCAGCACGACGGCGCAACTGGTTCATGAAGATGTTCGAATCAAGCGACCGGTCAGCACGAAGAGGTTCAGTGCTGGCGATGTGTTCATCACCTGTCGAGTTTCGTGCGAGCCACGTTGACTTGCCAGCGCCAGGAGCGCCCATCAAGACCGTGATCATTTGACCTGTCGCTTGGCAATCAAGTTATCAAGAGCGCTGGCACGTTTCACCTCAGCCACACCAAGGCGTGAACGTGAAGTCGGGTCGAAGCCAAGACTGGCAAGTGCATCAGAAAGCGACTTGGTCAAAGCGACAACTGCACGAGCATCAGCAGGTTCAGTGGTCGCCCGATACCTAGCGCGAGCAATGGTCAAGTCGTCAGCTGCACGACAAGCATTCTCGATGGCCGACAAGTCTGAATCAGGTGACAGCCAAGTGATAGCCATCGACCAGGCACGACCCCAAAGTTCGAGTCCATCCTTGCCAAGGTCGGCAGGTGGGTCAGGAATTGTGATGGCCATCGGCAGAGTTTGGATCACTGCAAGTTCTGGAAGTTTGCGCCTTCCGGGATTTCCCTGAGCGCGTTTCAGTTCCGCTGGCTTAGGCGGTCGACCGTTGGTTGCCATGAGCGAAAGTCCTGACTGAATCTGGAATCCAAAGTTTTGCGAATGTGTGCGATCTGG